CTCATCACTCTACCAAATGGATTCAAGTATCGCGGATTTGTTGACGCAGTTTTACAGCATGACTTCACAGGAGAGGTTATTGTTCTTGAATGCAAAACCTCCTCTGCTACCAGCCTCAACCCTGCAACGTATAAGAACTCAGCTCAAGCAATTGGGTACAGTATTGTTTTGGATGCAATCTTCCCAGAATTATCCAGCTACCGAGTTCTCTATCTTGTCTACTCAACAAAGCAACTCCAGTACGAACAACTCGAATTCACTAAGTCTTATGTTCAAAGAGCAAGATGGATCAGAGAATTAATCTTAGACACAGATATTCTCTCTCTCTACAATAGTGGCGATCTGTATCCAATGAGAGGTGAATCTTGTTTCACTTATTTCAGAGAGTGTGAATACCTGAATCTTTGCCAGATGCAAACAGAACGTCTGACCCAACCCATTACCCAAGAACAAATCCAATCAATAGAAAAAGCAAACTCTGAATATCAAATCCAAATAACTCTTGCTGATCTTATCCAATCCCAATTAACTAAATCATCCCAATGAAACTCACACAAAAAATGGCATCTAAGGTGCATAGAGTTCTTATCTATGGCCCACCTAAAACAGGTAAGACTCAACTAGCAGGTGCTCTCTCCCAATATAAGAATCTTATCTGGTTTGATCTAGAGAATGGATACTCCACTCTCTTAAAATTCCCTGACTCTTGGAAAGAGAAAATTGAAATCATATCCATCCCAGATACAAGATCTTTCCCCATTGCAATTGAGACGTGTCTTAAAGTTATCAAAGGTGGGCCAGTTGAAATATGTGAGCAACATGGAAAAGTTGGATGCCCCATATGCAAGAAAGATTCTTTGCCCTTTACAAAGGTCGAACTTAATTCTCTTGGAGAAGATACTGTCGTTGTATTCGATAGTCTTACTCAACTAACAGCATCAGCAATTGCTCACATAACCAAAGGTCAACCAGATGATTACAAATTAGACTATTCTGATTGGGGTAATCTAGGAAAGCTGATGGAAATCTTTCTATCCCACATTCAACAAGCAAACTATAATGTTGTTTGTATATCACATGAAACAGAAGCGGAGTTAGAAGATGGAAAAACTAAACTTGTTCCTGTTGCGGGTACTAGAGCTTTCTCTCGAAATACTGCCAAGTATTTCGATCACGTTGTGTATGCAGAAGTAAAAAATAAAAAACATAATTTCTACTCAACAACAACATCTGCTGCTAATCTCAATACTGGTTCCAGAACTGGAATCGCACTTGAGACAATAACAGATTCACCTCTCATAACAATGTTTCGTGATCCACCCACACAAAATATTCAAGTGACTCAGAAGCAAGAATCCTCTGATAAACTGAAATCAATTCTCTCATCAATTAAGAAAGCATAGCATGAATCGAAACTCTCAACCAACTGAATTCCCAAAAGATAATGAAATCACTAAACCAAATGGACTAATTGGGCCAAATGCAATACACAATGGATACGCAGTCTACAAAGGAACAAAAGGTCTTGACCCCAATGGAATCCCCCAGCATACATCTGGGGCTAAACTTGATTCTGGCAAGTCTAAGACTGGTCTTATGGTATCTGGTTTTGCTCTGGCTCTGGCCGATGTTGCAGAAGTTACCACATATGGGGCAAACAAATACACTGCTAATGGCTGGGTTAATGTGCCTAATGGCATTGATAGATACACTGATGCTTTATATCGTCATCTGTTCTTATATTCATCAGGCCAGAATCTCGATAGTGAATCGAATCTTACGCATCTTTCCCACGCAGCTTGGAATATACTAGCAATAATTGAATTAACAGAAAGGGCAAAACTAACAAACAAGAAATACAATATCTAATCTCACCCCAAACAAAATCTTTTTTATTTACTGGAAATCATATGACAAACGAAACTCAAACCCAATCTTCTCTCGATAACATTCTTGATGAAGTTCTTGATGATCTGGCTGACCTCCCATCAATCTCTTTGTTTCCTAATGGCGCACATAAGGTAACAATCAGCTTCACAACTGATGATAAGAAAGGTTCAGTAATGTTGCAAATGACTTATATCGAACCTCTCGAACTGTCAGACCCAACAGCAACTGCACCTTCTCCCGGAGATAAGAATTCTGTTTTCTTTAATCTCAAGAAGAAAGATGGAACACCAAACACTTATGCCCAAGGTGCTCTCAAGAATATTCTTGGTTCATTGAAAAATCTTGGTGGTTCCACTTCTCGTGAGATTATGGAATCAGCAGCAAATGCAGAAGTTGCAGTTGTTACCAAGATTCGAGTAGGCAAAGGAGAATACGAAGGCAAAGATAATCTCGATGTTGTTAAGCTCGAACTGATGTAAACTTCGTCTATCTTATAAGAATCGCCTCCACCAGATAATGCTGCGGAGGCATTTTCACAAACTCAACAAAGGAATCTAAATGAAAAACTTAGCTGCATTCTATTACAAAAACGAACTCCACATCAGGCTGGTTCCGGCCAAACGATTATTCAACTCAACTCTTGTGCATGAAGTTGTGAATCGTGGAGACGTATTTGCTATGCGAGTATCTGACCAACAATTCACAGTGGTTCCAGGAACAGCAAGTGTAGAGCACGTTGTTATTCCAGTCTCCTTACCCATTTCTAATTCCCCACAAAAAGACTTGTTAGATTTAGGGGAATAGATTATGAATCATGACTCTCTCTTATTTTTAGGGACTCCAAATGACAGAGCATACTTACCTAGGCTTAAAGGTTGTGTCGGATCGGCAAAAGTATTCCTTTCTACTGAACCCATACAAACCTTGTATGAAGTTAAATCTTACTGCGCCAAACGTGGGATCACTGGAGTTATCACAACCTCGCCCATACTATTACAAAAGCTATTGCCTCAATCCGACTCACAAAAAACTCCATCCATTGACAATTATGCAGGATCTCTTTTTATCAAAGATGCCATTGAATATGTCATTATTAACCCACTTGATCACCTTATCTCAGTACCCTATGGTGAATTTCTTATACGAAGATACATCAGTAAGCTTACACTTAAAGACAAGTGGCTCCCTCAACCACAGTTCTCTTGGGCTATATTAAACCAATCCAGTCTCCAAGATGAATTTAATATCTTATCCAATTGTGATCTTATGTCAGTTGACATTGAGACTTACAAAGAGAATCTTGCAATCAGGTGTATTGGTTTTACTTCTCTCACTCTTGTTGCTGGAGTTTATCATTCTCGCTCCACTGTATTGCCTATGGACAGCGATTATAATCTGGTATGGGCACAAAAAATCCTAGACACCGCCGCCCCAAAAATCTTGCAGAATGGGAAGTATGACATAAATTATCTCATGCGATATAATCTAATTATGCGGAATTATATGTGGGATACAGCAACAATGATGCACTGTTGGTATTCGGAACTTCCAAAAGATTTAGCCTCACTGTCCGCATTCTTTGTCAGAGAATCAATGTATTGGAAAGATCTAGCTCACACACAGGATTTGGAACAATACTATTTGTACAATGCAAAAGACACATATCAAACAGCCCTTATCTTATTAGGGTGGATTTCAGAGTCTCCTCAATGGGCCAAAGATAATTACAAAATAGAATTTCCAGTATTGTTTCCATGCATCTTATCGGAACTAACTGGAATCAAGCAAGATCAAACTAAACTAGCAGAAGTATCTGGAGAAGTTAATGCAAAAATTGAAGAGAAAAATTCGGCACTCTCAACTGAACTCGGAGTTCGCAATTTCAATACTAACAGTACAAATCAGAAGAAAGCTCTGCTCACCATTCTTGGATGCTCGGATCTTGATGGAACGGATGAAACTAATCTTGCTAAAGCTCGCTTACGCCATCCTCTCAATGCTAGAATCTTGTCTCAAGTATCTGCCATTCAAAAACTGAGAAAGCTATCATCAACATATCTTGTCAAAGGCAAAGATCTAAATGAAAGAATTCTATACTCTCTCAATCCTCATGGAACAGACACAGGAAGATTGGCAAGTAAGGAGCATCACTTCTGGTGCGGACTACAAATCCAAAACATTCCAAGGGGTAAAGAAGTTAAGTCAACATTGTGTGCAGACTCAGGCTTCTATCTTGCAGAGTCTGACCTTGAACAAGCAGAGTCAAGAGATACTGCGTACATTACAGGAGACAAGAATCTTATTGCTGCAGTCTCCTCTGGTAAGGACTTTCACTCTACTAATGCAAGTAGCTTCTTTGGAATTCCTTACGACAAGATTTACGATGATGCAACTGGAAAGACTCTCGATAAGCAGCTACGCGATCTTGCTAAGAGGGTCAATCATGGAGCTTCATATAACATGGGTTGGTCAGTTCTCATTGACACAATGGGTGAAGATAAAATACAAGAAGCTGGCCGACTTCTCCATCTTCCAAAAGCGTGGACACTGAAACAAATAGCAGAGCATCTTCTAAATCAATTCACAAAAACTTATCCAGAAGTTCGGATAGGTTATCAGGCATGGATCAAGAAGCAAGTTGCATTATCTAAGAAATTAGTTGGAGCATCTGGATGGACTAGATATTGTTTCTCTGATCCAAGCAAATCTAAGACTGCATTGAATGGATACATCGCACATTGCCCTCAATCTCTGAATGCAATGACTTTGAATAGGGCATATATTAGGGTATTCTATGAAATTGCCTTGCCCAATCCAAATGATTTCAAACTTTTATGCCAAATCCACGACTCAATTTTATTCCAATACAAGATTGGGAGAGAGGATTTAGCTCACAAAGTAAAAGAGATGATGGAAATCCCAGTAACTTGCACAGATATTAAAGGAGTAACAAGAACATTCACAGTTCCAGCAGCATTAAAACTAGGCGGAAAATATTGGTCTCAACTCTAATCAATCAAGGTAAATTATGCAAACTCTAATCCAACCAACACAAGTTCAACAATCAATCGAATGCGAATTTGATATTCAATTCACATCAATACCAAACATCTGGGTCAAAGTTTCTCTCTCAATGCGAGAACTCTTTGAAGTTATTAAAACAGGTCTGATTAAAAACCAACCTGTATCCAAAATACAGTTGCTAGAAATAACACAAGACAAAGACGAGATAGTTTTTGTCTATGATATCGAAGCAGTTAAACAAGGTATTCCAGCATGGTCTCTCTTAGCGAAGGTCTCAGCCTCACACACCTGAATGTTTGGAGAGTGGCATGAAATCCAAATCGGAATTCTTTAACTCTTATCTAGCTTACACATCAGATTCAGAGGTGCCAGTCTCATTCCATAGGTGGGCAGCAATCGCAGGTGTTGGAGCAATTCTCGAAAGGAACTTATATATTCCATTCGGGAATTCTCACATCCATCCAAATCAATACACAATGTTGATAGGAACAGCAGGTACTAGAAAGTCAACAGCAATTAAGTTAATGAAATCTCTTCTAATCAAAGCAGGTTACACAACAATTGCAGCTGAGAGAACATCGAAAGAAAAGTTTCTCTTAGATCTATCTGGTATGTCTGATGCACCAATGGGTCAAGGTGATGACATTCTGGATAAGAATCTATTCGGATCAATGAATGATGAATCAGACATAAGGCCAATGGCAATCTTAGCAGATGAAGCTAATGATTTCTTTGGCATATCCAATCTGGAGTTCTTATCAATTCTAGGTTCGATGTGGGATTGGAGCGGGCCAGCATATTCTAACAGAATTAAAACTGGTATGTCAGTTCTCATACCCAATCCAACATTAACCATTCTAGCTGGAAATA